GCTTGATAAAGAGCATTAGCCTCATTAAAAGTATTTAAAGAATCTTGTAAAGCTGCTTGATATGCTCCAATATAAGAATTTATCTTTTGTATTTGAGCAGCTGCTAATTCTGTATCTTCTTCATCTTCAATCATATCAGCTAAGACTTCCCACCAATCACTATAATCTATTTGGTCAGCATCAGTTCCAGCTGTTCCAGCTGTCATAGCAGCTGTTAAAGATTCAGTAGCTCCACCAACAGTAGGAGGAGTATAAGAAGGAGCCGTTGGTAAAGCAGCTATTGAAATTGCCGCAACTGAACCACCACTAATTGATATAGCAGGAGCAGCTGAAGAAATAGAAAAGACGCCTGGGTCACTATCTCCTAAATCTGATAAAGGATGATAAGCATTAAATCCATTCGTAGTTCCTAATACTCCAGCAGCTGCAACGGCCGCAGTTGTAAATGTCGGAGCCGAAGCATCTAAATCTGAATCAGTACTTGTAAAAGTAACTGTCGTTAAACTTGGAACATCAGGGGGAACTGCAGCTATTGATACTGTTGGTAATGCAGCAGTAGATAGCTTTGAGAACTCACTTGAACATGCATGAAATATAACTGCGCTTCTTAAATCGCAATCATCATCTATCTTTAAAAAATCTACATAATTTACAAGAGCCGTTTCCGAATCACTTGGGTCAGGCTTTACAATTACTTTATTACCAGCTTGTATATAATACTTAGGATATGTTTCAGTAGCTAAATGAAGACTTGCAGTGCTCGCAATAAATCCTTGCATTGATTCAGGCACTTGTTCAGCGCTAAATCCATTTCTTTGAACATCTAAAATATTGTCAGTTGGCTGTGGTAATGTTATAGCCGTTGGTGAAGAATCTCCACCATGAGTAGCAACCGCAGTGCTTGTTCCCGCCCACATCATTAAGTCTTTAGGTATACTTGCTACCACAAACTTTTGAGCAGTCTTAATAAACTGGTCATCTGCATCTGCGACACCAGTTATGTTCTCAATATCGAGTTCTATATTTGTCGTTGCCATAGAAGTATAGAGAAGTATCGAGCCTCCCTATACTTGTAATCTTTATATGACGCTATTACCTCGCCAACTTCAGATTTTTTTTGCCTACTTAGGCGGGTTGCCTTGGTCATCTAACAATCCAGTTTCAAGTTCTTGCAATATAATATCACAAGAAGCTGCACTAGAGTGTAAGAAGAACATGAACGGAGTAAAAACGTCACCAGTATCAAAAGTTACATCTGCAGTAGGAGATGTTGTAACTGCTCTACCGTCTAAACGGTAAGAAGCAACACCAGCTTTTGAAATGCGAACTTCTACTGTGTGAGTTTCTGCATCGCCCCAGTCATCTGTTGTATCAGTAGTAACAGTAGAAGCATTATTTAAAATACTTTCTACGTTAATGTCGCCACTAATATTATTCAGGCAAGCTACGTCAGTATAATTATCAAGAGCAGCGTTAGAAGCTTGTGATTTCAGTCTAAAACCAAAAGCACAATCATCTGAAATGCTAACATCTTCATTACTGTATCTAAGCTTAGCATAGAAACCAACATTTCCAACTGTAAAAGAATCAACACCTTCGACTCCTTTGCTTCCAGGGTAACTCATTGCCCATTGGAAACCTTCGTCATCAGCTTGGTCGCCTTCGTAATTCATACCTGTAGAAGCAGGTGCAGGGCCATCAATAGCTTGAGTTCCATTATAAGATGCAGCTAACTGCAATCCATATATAGAACCTGCTCCAGCCGGATATTGATGTAAGACCACATCTTGAGCGGTTCCATCAGCGAGCTTTTGAGCTCCACCGAGGACACCATCATCAATTACTATTGGAGGTCTATCAAAACTGAAAACATTCTTTTTATTAATAAGAACGTCATCTATTTTGCCACCTTGTTTGCTTTGTCCATAAAGAGGAATACCCATAGTATAACCCCCTATTTCCAAATGGCATGGGCTTCAGGCATCTGCCATTCCATACCAGCTTCAGTTTGAATTAAGTCAACTCTGCGGTCAACACCACTGTTCTCTAATGTTTGTACACCAACGTAAATCGCTGTATCACGATTTAGTCCGTTACCAACTAGAGGACGGTATTTACATTGACCCATATTGATTCCAAGCATTTTCACTTGTGTTCCGTCTAAGTGAACATTACGAGCAGTATTCATAACTCCATAAGGAGTATAAATCTGTGTAATATCTACACCATAAACGCTTTTCTTTGTACCAACTGAAAAATCAGCGCGTCCAAGAGCAGTAGAACTTCCACCACTTCCGTCAGCGACCTGAGATACGTTAGCAGAAAAATATCCACTAAGTTTATGCAACCAGTTGTACACATCCGTAGGAACCATAAACAGAGTTGCATTAGCATTATTATGCCTTGGGTCTAAGAACTGTGACATATCATCAAGAAAATCATCTTGAGATTTTGTGCCAGTTCCACCCATACCAGAACCACTAAAAATATTACCATAATTGATAATAAAATCAACAGCTCCTTGAGTGTACTGTACACTGTCAACAGTAGTTTGAGAGCCAAACAACAACGATGTTTCAATATCCCACTTGTGTTCAATTAGCTTTTCACGCCAGATTCGAGCAAACTCATTAGGTTCGTACTTAAGCACTGTTGCGCGAGTGGTATTATCCATCGCAAGAGCTGTTTTCCAAATCTGAGTTAGTCCAAAACCGGTTGAGAAAGGTTGGTCTTTCCATGTTTCAGGATAACCAGTACCTTGACCATGAGCTGTTCCCACAACGTATGTTCTAGCTTTTTCAAGTACATTAGCTATACTAACACCACCAACAGTACCAACTGGGTCATCGCCACAATAACTAGCCAGATACTTAATATCAGTCGAGCTTGTAGCTTTAACAATTGTTCCTGTAATTGGTGTGTAATACGCAGTCCTTGTAGAGCCTTCAGCAGCTGCATTAGATGAGCCATCTTTAAGGTCATGAAATTGCCTAGCAGTAGTACTCGCATTAGAGTGTACTGTATCAATTCTAACCAAGATGTAGTCATCAACATCATTTGATGTAACTGCTGCTCCAGTAGTCATCCCACCAGCATCAGTATCACTTAAGTTTATCTTAAGTACCTGGTCTTGCATTAAGAATCCAGGCTGAGTGCCAGATTGTCCAACAAGAACATCATTGCTAGTATTGCCAATAGGACTTCCAATATTACCACTTGATTTATAATCAGTAGCCATTAGAAGTTTGACTTGTTGTCCTGCGGATGTTGTTAAAGAAGCGTTACCAGTAGTTTTCAGTTCAGCTTCTGTCCAAACATCTGAACCACTGTTGTATGCAACTACATAAGCATAACGTCTATGATAAGACGGTCTACGTTCTGTGAATTTAAACTCGGGGTCATCGGTAGGCTTTTTGGCGACTTTAGATACAAAACGGAAGAAAGGGTCTTGAGCTATTGCTAACTCAGAAACTCTATCACCGAAACTGTATTTTCGTCTAAGGTCACCTGTGTCTTTTGAAGTACCGTCAGACCATGTTGCCACGTCCGAATAGGTACTTGCACCAAATACATCAGCCATATTATCACCTTTTATTTAATCGTTATGGCTTAAAGTATTTTAAAAACTAAAAGATTCTAAATACTAAAAGCCTTTTCCAATTCGCTTTCAGCACCTAATAAAGCTTCGAATACTCGGTCATCAGGAGATTCCTCGACCTGTGCTCCGCCTGCAGTAGCTAGGGAGCCGGGCTGTTGTTGAACCTCACGCATTTTCTCTTGCATCTCTCTTCGTGTGCTATCAGCTATTTTACCATCACGACCCTTGCGGTTCATAAGGTAATAAATATCATCAAGCTCGAGAGATTTAGATTTTGCAAAGTCAACAAAAGTAGACCACGTATCGTCATCCATTTCATGTTTCTGACGAAAAGTTGCTTCTTTCGCTAACCTATGATTTTCAGTTTTTTGCCCTTGTAAAGCTTTCCCAAGCCTACGCTCGACAATTCCGTCTATCGTAGCTCCCATCACTTTTGCAGAATCCGATTGTGGAGTTGCAAAAGCGTCGTCAGCATCGAACACGAAATCTTCAGGAAGGTTGAGTTTTTCAGCCATATTCTGCGGTGTCTGTCCGCCACCCTCAAAATAATTTCTCACATGAGTAATTAAATTGGGGTCGTCTCGCATAGCATCAAGAATTGGCATATAAGGTTGGAGCTCTTGAAGCTCACTATTTAACCTTCTAGCCTCTCTACTTGAGTCGCTATACCTTTTTTGAATGGTTTCTACATCCACTACTTCAGTAGGGTCAGAAACCTGTGGTTGAACTTCACTTGGGCTCGACAGTGTATTATCACTGATTAAATCCGAGGTTAACTGCGAAGGTTCGTCTAATATACCACCATTGACACTGCTATCTAAAGCAGAGAAGAAGTCATCTGACATCCCATCAAGGTTGGCCTGAGCGTTATTACTTTCGGGGGCCATATCGGCGTTGCCTACTTGTTCTTGACTCATAAGTTATTTCCTTTCACTCTAACTAAGTTATTAATAAAAGAAGTAATAATCAAACTACTCTTTTTCTTTTGTTGTTTCTTCTTTTTCAAGACTTGCTTTCATTTCAACCTTCATTTTTTCAAATTCAGATTTAAGCAGCCCTCTTAAAAGTTTTTGTTGTGCTTCCGTTTCAAGCACGTCTTTTCTTATTTCATTAGAAGCCTGTCCTACTTTCATCCTAATACCAGCTTGTACAAGTTGACGTTCTAATGTTTCAATTGTTCCATCTTTATCTTTTAAAGATTCTTCCATTGACGATAACTGACCTTGCATTTGTGAGTACATTGATTTTCTTTCAATTACCTGTTTCTTGTTTCTAATGTCAGTTTCGCTAATCATAGCAATATCATCAATCAATCCTGCTTGGAACCATCTGAAGTATTCTTCAATCAAAGCCCATCTATTAACAGGCATCGTAGCTCCAGCTACAATCCTTATATCAAATCTTGCAGAAGCGTAATCTTTAAATTTACCTATTGCTTCACCATAATCATTATATACAGGAATATTAATCTTAACTTCTTTTTCCTCTTGAGGAGCCTGACCTGCTTCTGGTTGAACAATTCTAAATACTTTTTCTACTGTATAATGATTTTGAGCTCTCATTTGAAAGCATCTTCCTAAATGCTCTAAGCAAGGCTCTACAATACTACCCATCCATGCTTTTAATCTTCTTGTTCCAAACTCGTCATTTGCAAGTAGACCTCTATATGTTTCAGGCTGGTCTTGTGTGAATCCCATCATCGCAGATGGTACTCCACTTATATATTCTGCATCAGATTTACCTTCTTGTACTACTGTGTAAAAAGCGTTGTTGATTGGAGCTGGTAATACAGGAGTAGGAGGAGTAAACCCTTGACGATACTTTAATAAGGCTCCCGGAGAAGATGAATATTGTTCCCACTCTTCTTCTGGTACTGAACCTTCTTCATACATCCACCTAAGATTAGAAGCGAGGTTTGCATTGTGCAACATAATCTGATGAGATTTATTTATCTCTTGTTGTTTACCAATAAGAGGAACAACTGCACTCATAGAATATGGAGTCCCGCTGTACATATAAGGAATTGGAACAATAGGATATTCGTTAACTGGTAATTCATATTCATATAAGAATACATCATCACCAACTGTGCATGTTAACATAACCCTATTTTCATAAAATTTTACTGCGTCAACAACATTCTTTTTCGCTTCTTCATTGGATATTAATATCTGATAATCTTTATCAGTCATTACCTGCTGAGCTACCACAGTAGCAGCGTCTTGAGCTTCAGCTGTTAACTGCATTCTCTGTTCTTGCACTGCCTGAGCAGCCATCTTCTGAGCTTTTTCTAATTCTAATTTAGCCCGTTCAGGTATCATTTCACCAGCTTCTACGGCTTGTTGTAGTTGAAGTTCTTTTTCCATTAAACCTACTTCAACTTCTTTTCTAAAAGCTTCAATCTTTTCTTCTACTTGTTCTTTTATAACATCAAGTTCTGCTGGCGATGGAGTAACTTTGATAAATACATTTCTATATGCAAACTTCTTCTTAGAATATGTTTCATAGTATGGAATAATATCTTCATCTTCAGCATCTAGGTTGACACCCATTGTAATATCTTCAGGTTGTATAGAAAATGATTCTTCCGTATCTCTTTGTGAATATGATACAATCTCAGTACTTCTTGATACTTTCTTTATCTTAGCTTCATGGTCAGGTAACATATTTATTAAACTTGACCTTGAAAGATTCTTCCTTACCGTTATAAAAGTAGCATCTCTAAATAAAAAATCTCTACTTGCCGGGTCAACATACACATCATAAGGTTCAATCCTTTTAAACATTACCTCGCCCATGCCACGGTCAGAATCTCTATCTACATCTACAAGAAAATAACCTATCCCTTTAGTAAGACTGTCAAGAACAACTTGACTATATAATGATTTACCATTAGACAGATACCAACAATAATCTGCAATATCAGAATGGACTTGAGCAGAATCAACATCATCTCCTGTAGCCCCTACTGCTTTCCATCTTGGATTGTTAGCCGTAACAAAGTACTTCATAATCTCTACAATAGGAGTTACCCTATTAATAGTGAATGTCGGCATTCCAGCTTCTTCTAGTGAATCTATCTCTCTTTTTGAAAGTTGCTCATTTAAATAAAAATCAAAACCTTTTTGGCTTAAACTTTGCCACCTTTGTCTATGGCTATTGTTAGCTCTTTCCCAAAGCTGTTTATTAACTTGAGCTCTTTTCTTATTAGTTGTCCTTGCCATTTATCTTAATAACTTTTTAACTGATTCAACAAAATGTTCAGGGTCACCAGCCCCACCTTCTGTATTGTAGTACTTTTTCCAATAATCAGCCTGACCTTCTATTGAATTTGGCATCCTCTTAGGAACTCTCCAATACTTTATTCTACAATGAATAATACCAGCTGCTATATTCTTTTCTAATATTTCAGCCCATACACGCTCATCATATATTTGCCAATACTTCAAATCAACTAAACTAGCTTCAGCACATTTCTTCATAAGACTACTTCTATGAACTAAATAGTGAGCTAGATTATCTACAGCGGTAGCGGGCTCTACCTGCCAGAACGAGCGAGCAGGCCCATCTCCCATTTGTCTAATATATTCATATCGGCTTTCTACAATTCCAGTTGCTAAAACCAATTCAACAGCCTCAGGTCTTGAGTACTTATCTCCTAATTTTGAACAAGTACTCTCAATCAAAGACCGCATTTGATTAATGCTAATCATTTATTTCTTCTTACAACTATAGCTTCTACCATCCCAACTAAAGCTCTTAGC